CTGTACACCACCCCCCTGTGTCGCAGATGCCATCCCCCCCTGTAGTATTTGTAGACGGGTGGTCTCCACACCACCCCCCTTCTTTTTGCGGTGCTGAGAGCTTCTATCGCAATCGTCAGGACAGGTAAGTGTAATCCTGTATCTGTTGGTAATACCCTCTCTGCGTTCTTCAGTCAGTTCGCCTAGCTCCATCAAAGCGTCTATTGAGCGCTGGACTGTTCTCCTGTTTATGCCGCCTGCAAGCCTGCCAATAGTTTCGATAGCTGGCCACGCTCCTTCTTCGCCCTCGAAGTTGGCAATCGCAATTAGCACCAGTCGGTTAGAGTATGTTGACTTTGAGTGGTAAAGCGACAGTGCCAAGGCTGAAATGCTCATCAGGTTCCTTTCTTAGATTAGGTAGCTAGGAGGCTCAGTTTCGTGCTTGCCGCCTTGCTTGTCAAGTGAGTACCAGATACGACGTGTGTAGTCAAGTATCGGATGGCCGGGTGCAGAGAACTTAGAGGCTTTGTGTCCGAAGTCCCTTGCCTCAGCAGCCACGTTAGCGTCGCTTTCCATGCGCCCGTTGTACTCAGAGCAGATGAGAATGACGTTCTGTAGGTTGTCTGCGATTTTAGAGCCGCCCATGCCTCTGTTCTGGACATGGTGCGGTACAAGGTCGTTAGATTCGCCGCAGTGCCAGCACCACAGGTCGCGAGCGCGTAGCTTGCGCGTTTCTGCGGCTTTCACAGTCGCGTTTCGGCTTGCATTAGTTTGGCTTGAGTGGCTGTAGCCATCAGTGCGCTTTCCAATGACCGAATCTTTACACGGACTCGGTTCGCCTCAGCCTTGCGTAAATCGCGCTGTAAGCGTGCGTCAGCGGCTTCAAGGCGTGAAAGGGCAGTTCTATCCGCCACAGTGCCTTCAGCACGTATAAACGCCTTCTGTTCGATTAGGTCTAGCGTGTTTTCTGCTATCGCTAATTGGACTTCGCATTCGTATAGAGCCTCAGACCCCCGGCGGTTCTCCGCCGTCAGGTCCGCTATCTCCTTTATTATCTCTGAGTGCAGCACTTAGCACCAACAAATAATGAATGACTTCATTGTTCCAGAACTTAGCCAGCTCATGCCGCCCCAGCTTTCTTGCTAGGTGATACGCTTCCTCGGTTTCCCGAATCTTCGCCTTCAGCACTGAAAGATTTTGCACGTTCAGCCAGCCTCTCTAATACATCGGTAGTCGCGCCTTCGCCCTTTGCTTGAGCGTATAGCCAGCGTAATCCGTCTACATCTGTAAGTTTAGATGCCTCTGCTTCATAGTCTCTTAAACTTGGCTTAGGGTAGTCTGTGAAGGTTTTGACACTGCCCACTCCACGCTGCACCTTTTCCATTTCTTCCCTAGATGCCAAGGTGTTAGAGTCTTTGTTCATGCTGTAACCCATCACCATTAGCGCTCGCCCAAGACTTGACGATTCTGAGTTTTCCATGGCGGAGGTCTGGTTTGCACCCGGTCCACCGTCTATTTCAAATGCGTGTCCAGTGGCTTTAGGTAGGTTGTTGGCTTGGTCGCCAGCAGTTAGGTACAGGGACGTCTTGATAACCCAGATTCGCTTTACGTTAGGGTCTTTTGCGTCCCAAGAACCATACTCGTTTGCGTTTATCCACTCGGTGACGATTCGCCCATCTTCGTGGTCTGCGTGAAACTTAGCCAGTCTTTCTGCGACTGTGCTGTACTTGCTTAAATCAAACTTCATCTTCATCCTCTGTTTCTTCGTCGGTTTTTATAAATCCCCAACCTGCGTCCATGTAGAACCACAGGTCTATTTCTTCAAGCGAGATGCGCTCTAGGATTCCGTCTGCCAGCTTCATGCCGTTTATCAGTCCGGTAATTAACGTGTCTCCTTTACGGAGTCCCACGTAGCTGCCAAGCCCTATCTCTAGAGGCTCTGATTCTCTTTCTTCACTCATAGGTTTGCTTTCTTGTTTACTATCAAAGACGGGGACCCGGCTCTGAGTTGTCGTGATGCTACCCGGACAGTGTTTACCACTCCCCACTTTGCAGAACCCATAGTATCTAAGGTCCTTGATTTGAGCAACATTAGGTACTTGTAACCCTCGTCGGCTGCTATTTGAGCGCGATAGAGTTCTTCGCCAAGAGGTCCTAGCTCGACTTCTACGCCCTCAAGGTCAGGGTTCATGTATCTGACAGCGTTGTAAGTGGCTTCTGAGCCATCCCAGTTAGGCTTTGTTTCTGTCTTAACTGAATTCCAAAAGCGCTCCAGAGCAGTGTTCTGCACATCTATCATGTCTTGGTTGTAAGGCACGTCGTATTCGTTCCAAGTCATTCCTGCAACTGCAACGATGATGCCCTTCTTTATCTTTGTAACTCCCATGTAGTGCTGCACCTGAGCTAAGTAAGCCCTAGGCACATCATCCCAAGTTGTCCTAGCGGTCTTGACTTCAATAACCACTAGCTCGCCAGTTACCCGGTGCTTAGCAATCGCGTCAGGGTTAGCGCGTCGGTAAGAGCAATGCTCATCTTCGTATGTGCCAGTCTCAAAGACTTCCCACTCCGGGTATTCCTCAGCCCAGAGCATAAGGATTGGCGCTTCAAAAGCTTTACCGAACCGAATTGCCCAGTTCTCTTTTATCTCTGACGGTATTAGGTTTAGCTTCTTTGCCCACAAGGCGTAGGCGCTCTCCCACGGGTTCAAACCTAGTATGGTGCCTACTTCACTACCCCCGATGCCTAAAGACCGCGCAGCGTGCCACTCAGGGCTTCCCGGAGGGTATATGCCAAGTAGCTTTGCTCCGTTCAGCGTTTCCGGTGCGTACAATTCCATATTTATCTCCTTTTGTTGGTATTGTGAAGATTACTATGGGCAACGGACAGATTACAAGTAGGTATATTAAACTGTTATCAAGCATTCACCAAGAAGGTGGCGTTCCTTGCGAAAGAGTTCCGGCTTTGTTCTTTCCGGAAGATTTAGACACGACTGAATTGCGAGCCGCAGCAACTAAGGCTGCAAAGGCTTTGTGTCATTCATGCCCGATTATTAACGAGTGCTTTGAGTTTGCTGTCGAGACTGACCAGAGGCACGGCGTGTGGGGCGGCACATCGGCAGACGAAAGATAGTTAAAGACAACCGCACCACCTCCTGATTGCTCAAAAGACAGTGCGGTGTTAATACCTTGCTTAGGGGTCGAACTAGGAATCGAACCTAGACTTCAACCCGTATTGGGGCTGTCTCTACCATTGGACTATGCGGCCTTGTACTGACAATACTAGCACGCTTTTGAGTTTGCTTTATTGCCCTCTGCTGAGTAGTGTTCCACCATGAATTCAGAACAAGCGCACACAGCATTAGCCGACGGCATAAAAGAAACAGGCGCACCAGCGTGTCAGGAATCAGACCCAGACGCATGGTTCCCAGAAGGTGCCAACGGTGGCGTAAGAAGCGCTGCTGCGAAGCTTTGTGGTCACTGCCCGGTACAGATGCTCTGCTTGGAGTTTGCACTAATAAATAACGAGCAGCACGGTATCTGGGGTGGCGTCAACACAAGAGAGCGCAACCGAATGAGAAAAAAGCTAAGCGCTACTTCTTTGTAATAATTGAGGTGAGTATTGACAGCAAGGCAGAGCCAGCGGCAATGCTGAAGAAGCCTACCCAGTCAACACTAAACAGACCTACAGTTCCGCCGCCTAAGAAAGCGACGCCTGCCTGAGCAAAGGTCTTTATTGCACGTTCTCCGGCAAACTGCCAGAATTCTAAACTAAACATCTCCATTAGTCCAATCTTGATTGTTGTTTCTTCCGTCTTGCCACGATGCACTTACAGTGTACGCCGTTGTGATGATTGAGATAAGCGATACGCCGCCAGTTATCAAAGTCACTCCGACACCCCACTGGTCAACCAGGAATGTCAAAGCGCCGAAGACAATCATTCCAAAACCTAAGCGGTAAGAACCGAAGATTATTTTCCGCCTAAATTTCCAGCTTGCTCCGACCTTAGATTCAGGCTCGTCTTTTAGCAGGAACGCACCGTCTACCAGCTTGCTTATGTTTTTGCCGATTGCGCTCATTACTTACCACCGAACAAGTGCCAGAACCTGCCGCGCTTATTCCCACCGGGTACGGGCTTAGGAGCTGTCTTTTTATTTGCTACCGAAGCAACCATTGGAGGGGCCGGTCTTTTTACGGGCTTCTTTACATTAGCGAGGATTAGCTTGTAAACGTCAACTTTGTCAGACGTTACGCCGAACACGCCCTTGAGCGTCTTGGACGCCGTGACGTGGACGTGAGGGCCAGAACTAACCCCACTGTCTCCTAGCAGCCCGACTGTCTGACCCTTGCGGAGCTTCTGCCCGACTTGGTAACCCGGCTTAGAATCCATATGGCAATAACCGAGCCACCAGACGACGCCGTCTTTATCCATAGCTGTCTGCACGACAACCCAACCAAGAACGTTTGAAAACTGAATCAACCGAATTGTACCCTTAGCAATAGCAGGGATGCGTGTCCCTCTTGGTCTTGCCCAGTCAGTCCCCGAATGACTTTGCATACCGTTTGCTTTGCGAAAGTTGCTCATCTCGCCATAGTGGGAGGTTATGTATTTAGCGTCATAAACAAGACGCCAATTGGCTGTTCTGTCAGAGAAGCGACTCACTTTGACTTCCTTAATTTGTATATTTTAGCCATTGAGTAAGCTCACTAACGCGACTGCCACTGCTCCCAGTGTTGCGCCGTAGACGCCGTAGACAAGGCGAGCGATAAGCTCAACCTTTGCCAAACGAGTTTCCATATTCGCAACCTTTTCAGGGAGATACTTCAAGCCACGAAGCTCGGCAAACATCTCGATTTGATTTTCGTTCACTTCCATAAGCTTTTCATAAACTTGCACATTAGTAATGCGTACGGATGTTCCTTCTTCAGCCATCTTTATACATTTCCTGTGTTTGTGGATGGGTAGGCTCTACCTCGACCCCAGATTATTCTGACAGCGCCGCTAGAGCCGTAGCCACCTGACCAGTCACTGCGTGTTGCTCCGCCGCCACCGCCATACTGACCGCCATTACCAGCGACGGATAAACTTCCGCCGCCACCGCCGCCGCCGCTTGAGCCTCCGCCTCCGCCTGCGCCCGGGTTTGCAGTGTATCCTGCGCTGCCAGAAGTGCCTGCTCCTAGTAAGCCAACTCCGCCGCCGCCTGCTGCACCCCATGAGTTACCAGAACCGCCACCGCCACCGCCTGCTCCGCCTGACCCAGCAGTGGGTTCGGTTCCAGCACCGCCGCCGCCTCCACCGCCGCCAGCGCCACCAGTGCCTGCATAACCGCCAGCTCCGCCGCCACCGCTATACTGGTCAACGCCGCCACCGCTACCACCATTGCCCCCACCGTTGCGAGCAGTTCCAGTTGAACCGCCGCCTCCTTGACCACCGCCGCTTGCTTGCAGAATAGAGCTTGTCTTGAACCAGCTTGCGCTACCGTTTGGGCTAGAATAACTCCCACCCGCGCCAACTTGAACATCTATAGATTCACCGCCTTTTACCGAGATGTCATTTCCGTAGGATAACCCACCGCCACCGCCACCAAGGCGAGCAGCCCCTCTCGCTCCGCCGCCACCGCCAACACAAACCACTGAAACAGAAGTGACGCCAAAAGGAACTGTAAAAGTATGCGAGCCTGCCGAAGTAAAAGCTTGTTGCCCAGATTTATTTATACCTGCCGATGCAAGCAGTGCAAGTGGTAAGAATCCCATTACGCTGCCGTAACGTTTCCAGTGACCCTGTAAGCGTTAGTGCCAAGGCAGATTATGCCAATGAGCGAGTATTGTCCGTTAGCCGTAAATGACTCACCTGTGCCGGATACACCGTCACCAGATAGGACTACAGTTCCGTCACCCTCGATAGTTAGCGAAGCACCGTCTGCGAAGATAGCAAGTTGTTGTGCGGTTGAAAAAGCAGTGGCGACATTTATAGTTAGCGTTGTCGCGGATGTGAATTGTAGATACTGATCAGCGTCAGTGTCCTGAATTGTGTAAGTGCTTGCCGCTGAAGATGTGAGCGTAGGGTCAGAAGTAACTACCTTCCAAGATGTGCCGTCGTAGACCTGCACTGTGTTTACATCTTTTAGGTATGTAACCATGCCCTCGGTGACTGCCGCTCCGAGAACTGTCGTGCGGTCTGAAGCATCATCGTAGACCTGAATTA